CTAAGTTTCCTCCGGCACCTGGTGGATATACAATAATTTTCATAAGGAATTTTACACCCGTTCCTTCCTTACTCGACCAATTCGGCTTGCCTTGTTCCAGTCATACGCAACGCCATCTGGGCACTTGCCGTCAGTTACACTATCAACACCGAACATACCACAGACTTCAAAGTCTGTGCCTTTGATAGATACAAACTCATTCATCTTTTTTGCCAAAAACATAGCATCATCTAATGAATAGACTTCATATTCTACATTCTTACCTATTACTTTAAACATATTAATCCTTTAAGCAACCATCCAGTGATCGCCTTCTTTCAATTCTATTGATTCATTACCATCATACTCATTTATCTTAAATAATGCACCTTCTGGTATCCATTCTACTTCCAAGTCTTTCATACCACCTTTGTAGATTTCAGGATACTTCAATTCTACATAAGTAGCCAGTTCATCCCACTTTTCTTTTTCAACAAACTTTACGATTGCCGGATCAAACAGAATTTCGGGATGTTCATAGTTCCATGTGTACCACCCTGCACCAAAACCGGGTGAGTACAATACTGCAATTTTTCCATCTTCACTCAACTTGTTCATTATATTCTCTTAAAGGTTCGCCAATCATCAATGTTTGGCTTTTCATTTTCATCATATGTCCAACCTAATGCCTTCATCATACGATGTTTGACCAATAGATTGGGGCTACGGAATCTTTCAGTATCTTCAAAACCCATCATAACGCCTACTTCACAAACTGCACCACTTCTGCAAATGCCAGCATAGCAATGAACAACTACATTCATGCGATTAGCCAATGCGTGTTGTAATAGTCGAACCAGTTCTGCGGCTTGCTCATGGCTACATTTCATTTCTTCTTCAAGCACTTCGTCTTTTTCTTCAACGTCAAGGAACTCAAAATTGTGCCGCTCTTTGAATTCATGTTTAGCTTCAGGGCGCCAGCTTGCTGGATCCACGATACTAATCAACATACTATTTGGGCCGGCATTGTGATGGAACCCAATTGGGATATCACTTGCGGCTACATTTTCAATCCACGGCATAACTTCTCCTTTATCTTGTAATTATACACGATTCGGGAATATTTGTCAACTACAATTTAGCCAATATACTATTAGTAGTATAGTCTTCCTCACGAATCGCATGATGTTTTAAAAGTGCTAACTTTTGTTCTACTGGTAAAAATCCCCATTCTCTTTCTACTTTTGCGTGATCTCCGTCAAAATAGTTCTCGGGTTTAGGTATGCTTGCAAATGCTGTAGGTCTAACAATAGAATCTTTGACCCAATCAATTAAAGCTGTATGTATTCCAAATTCTGTAGCAAGTTTTAATATTTGTGATTGACAACCTATTGTGTCACGGTACGCATGTCGTGTACTCATTATATTATGAATTTCACTGGTAGACATCATAAAATGATCTTCAATACCTATATGCTTATTACCATCCGGACCATGTTGTGGTTCATATCTAGTAACATACAATGTATTGGTTTCAGGTAATGATACAATTTTATTTTCTACACGTTTGTATATAATATCGGGACGTGTATCAAATACTGCATCATACACTATTTCTCGCTCACGTTGTTTTTTATAGGGAATTATTGAATGATTCAGATGACTGGGACCATGCCAAGAAGTGTAATATAATTGGTCAGGGTAGATTGGTAAGAACTTAATTAATTTTTGATTATTATCTTGAAAACTATCTGTAATTCTTTTTGAAAACATATTTTCAAGTTGCCAAGTAACAAAATAATACTCAACATTCTCTGCTATTGATTCGTAAAATTTGAACGCCTCTTTGTGATTATAATCCCATGTTCTGTAATGACCTCTTAAGATAACAGCAATATTTTTCATAGTAAATTATTTTCAACACAATACTTGTACATATATTCAGCCCACAGTTTATGACCATAACTGTTGGGATGGAACACTTCAAATACTTTTGTATGATCGTTATTTACTTGTGAAAGAAGATAGTGATGCATCGTACCTTGTTCTGTATTATCTTTGTTGATAAATTTAATTTTATCGATACTTTCCCATATTTTTTTGATTCCTAATTCAGTATTATAAATGTTTTCTGTATATTTGTTATCATCCCATTGGTAAATCATTTGTTGATAATGATGATAAAATGCCTGATGCATTACGTATTTTATATTAAGTTGTTTTAACATCATTTCAGTATACCAAACAGTCGTAACCCATCTGAGTAAAAATTCTTCTTTGCAATAAAAATTTTCAAAATATAAACGCATCAGTTGATTTACTTTGTCATTTTTATAATCATAAGATAAAACCCATGGCCCAAATTCTTGCCATCGAATAGATTCGGGATTGTCTTTACAATAAAACTCAGTTCTTTCTGGACTTGTCCAACCTATAGTAATGAATAGATCACTAGTATCTCTTCCTGAAGTATATCCCTCAACACTTAACCAGTCAAGTAATGTGCGTGATATAGCGTCATTACTGTATGCACATTTACTTAAATCAATAATTTCTGTTGCATTTATTGCATCAGCAAATATATTTAAATAACGATGTTTTAATCTAAATGCTTCATTTATTGGCTTAAGGTGTAGGTGATGGGCATCAATATTTAATTTCATAATTGGAATTGGTTCCTCTATTGGATCAACTAACTCTGACCCCCAACACCAACTGTCACCGCATCCAATTAATCGCATCTTATTTCCTTTATTTTATTTATGTAATCACTGCATATTGCGTAGCATACAGCATTGCGTGTTACTTCAAGCGTAGGGTCCTCATGCTCGGGCATTACCATCACACTATCAATACTCAAATGATTACCAGGGTTAGTCCAAATGTACTCGTTACTTGTTAGTGTAAACTTATCTGATTCATGCCAGAAGTAATTATGTTTGATAGGTGAATGACGTAACCAACCCAATGCCTCTAAATTTTTTGCGTGTATCCAAAATCTATCATTACGTATATATTCTTCTGTAGTATTGATTTGTGGACCATCATGACCTAAATACAATCTATTATCAAATACCCACAAGTCAATTTCACAGTCATACCCTTCAAGCAATGCTTGATTAATTTGATTAGGCATATTTTCTAATTTAGAATTGGGCCCTTTAAATAATCCACGATGTGCAATGTATCTCATAATGATTTTAGTTTTTCCCAAGTATCTTTATAACCAGTAGTGACTTGATAGCATCTATTTTTAAGTATTTTCACTAAAGGAAAATCTATACCGCCCGGCGTACATTTGTCTCCAAAAAAGAAAGCATCCATAGGACGTAAACCAATTAAGTTTAAACAAGCTGCCTTGTTCGCACCCTTTAAACATATATCAATACTAGTGTTTCCACCCAAATATGCTTCAAATCTAGGAAATTGTGCTACGAATGCCTTTGCTAACAATTTTCTTTCACCATATTTGTTGTCCCATTCAATGTATGCATTACGTTCATCGGGTGTAGCATTGCGTCCTACAACAGATATATTTAAACTGCCAGTACGTTGTTCTATATGATTACCTGTTTTTGTGTGATATGGACTCTCTTGTATATAACTGTTTAACCAATATAATTCATCTACATTCAACGTAAATTGATTTATTTTATATTCTCTGCCCTCAATAAAAATTTGATTACCCATGCAATGAAATTGTATTTTTGCATTGTTGATAATTTCTAATCCTATTTGATTTACTGTAGATAATCTTTCGCCACCAGTAACAATATAATATTCTTTATCTTTGCTCCAATCAACAAACCAATCATGAAAATCAGGATCAATCTTTTCACTCGTATTACATAATACTCCATCAACATCAAAAAGCCACTTAGTAATCATACTAAATATTTGTCCTTAGGTAAACTAGGTGCCTTAACGCACATCACTGTACAGTCTTCATGGAAGATAGGGTCTGCTATTTCATTAGGAGCTACGATGAATGTATCGCCTGTTACTAACTCTACACCGCACATACGCATACTACCGAAAATTAATACATTGTATTCCGTAGCAATCTTATGAAGATGTGCTGGCCAAATCTCACCCTTAGGATGAACTCGTACACACACTTCAAACTCTTTTGTACGCAATAAACTCTTTTCAAAGTCTCCTATAATCCAACCACGTTCATGGTCAGATAACTTACCTGTTATCATATAAATATTTCTCCAAATCTTCGGGAGTGCCCACTGGGTTAAATTCTAAATTTTTTATTCTACACACTCCAATATCCATTCCCTCTTTTACTAGGTAATTATATGTTGGTGCTATGTAATATTCACCGTTAGCTGATTTCTTACCATCGTTTATCATTCGTCTTGCTGAACTAAAAAAATATTTCGCATGTTTCCAATAGTGTATCCCAGTCAATGCATGTTTACTAATAACTTCTTTCTCAGCAAATTGTATTGCAAAACCATCTTCTGTTTTTACATAACTGTGTTTTGGATCATTATCAGTTATTGTAACCACTGCACCGTCATATGTTCTCATATCAGAAATTACATCATACGAATTCCAATTCATTATTTGGTCACAATTTGCAATTATCAATTCATCATTTTTATCAATATAGTCTTCCATAATTAATGCAGATGCGGCAGCGCCGTTAGGTGTATAATCAACTGAAACGATATTAGGATCAGGGCATATACTATAAATTGCCCCTATTGTTTGTTGCATAAACTCATTGTTGCGAACGACAAAATGATACTTACCAGTAATTCCTAAACTTTCAATTGCTCTAGCAATCATAGGTTTATCATTTATTGATATTAATGGTTTTGGTAAACTGTGGGTATTTTTAAATCTACTACCTTCACCTGCCATTGGAATTAAAATATTAATCATACAGCATATTTATTGTATTATAAATACACAATGACTTTTCCCATAATTCCCAAACCTAAATCAATTGATTTGCCTGTAAGAAATATTGAAGTGGATTATGAAAAAGAAATCATTGAAATTCCTAATTTAATATC